ATCGTCCGATAAGAGACTTCAACGGCCTGAATACATTACCGGTGTCAAATCACCGGTCGTGGTGTCTGAAGTACTTCAAACTTCGGAGTCCGCTACTACTCCACAAGGCAACATGGCCGGTCACGGTGTTGGCGTTACTTCTGGACGATACGGAAAATACTTCTGCGAAGAGCATGGGTATGTGATTGGGATTTTGTCAGTGATGCCGAAGACTGCGTATCAACAGGGTATTCCTAAACACTTTCTTAAGACTACGGACTTCTTAGACTTTTATTGGCCGGAGTTTGCTCACCTGGGCGAACAGGAAATATTAGGCAAAGAGATTTTTGCTTTTGAACCTGCAAACTATGACGACGGTGTGTTTGGTTATATCCCGAGGTATTCGGAGTATAAGTTTATCAATAATCGTGTGGCTGGTGACTTTGAAACATCACTTAATAACTGGACGGCATCAAGGATATTTACGAATGCGCCGAGTTTAAACAGTGCGTTTGTAGAAAGCGATCCTACACATAGGATCTTCGCTGTTACTGACCCTGATGTTGACAAAATGTGGTGTCATGTACTTAACAAAGTCAGAGCTATTCGGCCGATGCCGAAATTTGGTACACCTTCATTCTGAAATTAAATGCCGCAGTGTATAACACCTTTCACTGCGTCAACGAACGATATGATCAGGCCACATATACCGGTTCCATGCGGAAAATGTCCTAATTGCGTTTCTCGGCGTGTGTCGGCTTGGTCGTTTCGTTTGATGCAGGAAGATAAAATTTCCCTTATGTCTAACTTTATAACCCTTACATATGACACAAAAAGCGTCCCTATTAGTAGAGCTGGATTCATGTCCATTTCGAAACGGGATATACAATTATTCTTTAAACGTTTACGAAAATCAAACGAGGCTAAGATTAAGTATTTCTGCGCAGGTGAATATGGTACTAAAACTGGTCGGCCTCACTATCACATTATCCTCTTCAACGCAAGAGTTGAAACAATACAGGAGGCTTGGCCGTTGGGAGGAATTCATTATGGCACTGTTAGCGGTGCATCTGTGGGTTACACCCTTAAGTATATCAGTAAACCCGGACGTATCCCGGAGCATAAAAACGATGATCGCCAACCCGAATTTAGGCTTATGTCCAAAGGCTTGGGAGCAAGCTATGTTAATGAAAAAATCAGGCAATGGCACAAAGCGTCGTTAGAAAATCGGGTATACGTTAATCTGGAAGATGGAAAAAAGGCATCAATGCCTCGTTATTACAAAGACAAAATTTATTCTGAAAATGAAAGAAAAAGAATCGCTTTCTTCGGAGCGCAAAAGGCGGAGCAGCTCAAAGAAGAAGATATCAGGACAATCCATGAAAAAGTGGAATCAGATAAGGCTTCCTTTCGAAGAGTTGCATCAAGATCAAAAAGAGGTCAATCCCTCTAATCAATCAAAAATTGCCGATCAATATTTAAAAATCTAAAAATTTATGCAAAATCAATCCTTTCAAACTACTTTTCACCGGCATGAAGTTGCCGGTGAAAAAAACAATTTACCGTCGGCAACAGTGCCCGACCAAACTATGAGTTTACGGGAACTTATCTCCCGTTATGCCCGTGGTCTACCTATCAATGGCGTGAAAGTTCCAATCTATGATGAGCATCCTGAAGATGACGATTTACCTGACCCTCGAACGTTAGACCTGGCGGAGCGTGAAGAGTTGGCTCTTCAATATGCTGAAGAATTGGCAAACCTTAAGGAACAGTATAAAATGAAGGCTAAAGCCAGGAAACAGGCTGAAATTGACGCAAAAGAGGCTTCTCTTAAAAAAGAAGCTGCCCAAAAAGAGGCGAGCGTTGAGCCTAAAAAAGGCGCTGATTGAGATCAAGCCTAAAGGCACTAATACTACTTGATATATTAGTGCTAATTGACACCAACCCCTACCCTGTCGGAAATCTAAGTAGGGTGACCCGTGTCAATCCCATCGTTTTAGTCTGATAGCCGTGGGAAGGCCAGTTAGCGAGGACGTGCGGCGGAGTTTACGAAGCGTTGGCAGGACGAGCAAAACTGTCCGTACCCTATGGCTGGCAGAACGGCCTAAAACGATGGGAGGGGCTCGGGGAACCCTTCGCAAGGGTTCACCGAGGGGGTGTTAGGGGGACAACGTCCCCCTAAAGGCTATAAAACGGATAATTTTTTTTTTACCTGACTTACATAAAAACTTAAAATCAAAAAAAATGGGACTAAATCCGGAAGACTTAATTGTTCCCGGGCTCGGCACGGCTGGCGAGCTCTTAGGCGCTGTCGCCTCGGGAACTGCAAATCGGGCTCAACGTCGCTATAATGATCGTGTTGCTTGGCGGGAACGTGTGTGGGCCCTTGAAGATTGGAATCGGCAAAATGCGTATAATTCGCCAGCTGCTCAAATGGAGCGACTTCGTCAAGCTGGCTTAAATCCTAATCTTGTTTATGGTCATGGTGCAGATGCACAAGCAAATCAGATGCCTAGAGGCGTGGATTCAAAAAGCTATAATCCCGATGTACCTCGGTTTAATTTGGGAGGCCCGGCGATGATGTATTTTCAATCGCAACTAATGAAAAAAGAGATAGAGAAGAAGGATGCTGAAATCGCTACTGGCTGGAATGATGCAGCTTTAAGAGCTGCTCAGATATTATCTACATTACAGGGAACTGAAGCAAGTAAATTCGATCTGGGTCAAAGACAACGTTTGGCAGATACTGCTTATAATACAGCTACGCAACATTTAGAGAACATGCAGAATGAAAATCGTGTGTTAACTAATCGTGATGAGAGGGAGGCTGCAATGAATGCTCAAAATCTTAGGTCAGCTGCTGAATCAATTCTTAATCTTCGTGAACAAAGGGCAAAGAGCGTACAAGAGCGTGAACATATTAAGCAGCAAATTGAAAACCTTAAGACGTCAAAGCAACTTCAGGAATTAGAGATTGATTGGATGAAGAATGGAAAAACTAAAGGTGATTGGTATTTTTGGCGTTATTTGAATGATGCGCTTAATCTTCCTTATGATAATCGGCCTTATCCTTCGTTGAAGGGTGATAGCACGGATTCATTCGGGAGGCCGAGACGGTGAATAGGCGTTATTCACATATGTTAACAAGAGGTGTTAACGAAATTCAGGTGTATGTTTATATTCGAACTTTCAAATCATGTTATTCGATAATTAAAAAAGGAGGTTTATTATGGCAAGATTCTCACGGCGTCGTCGTAGTCGCGGGTCATATGGACGGCGTAAATCAAGAACCCGCAAGCAACGTACCTATTACGTTTCCCGTGGTGGTATACGTATGTAAGAAAAGTGTCTTCTCATAGATGGTAACATAAGGGTTAATCCGATTCCTATTGAAAAACTACCCGCTTCGGCGGGTTTTTCTTAATCTTCAAATCAATTTAAAAATGGCAAAACCAAATCTGTTCAACTCGGTGAAAATGACGAAGCCTTCACGTTCGTCGTTTGATCTTAGTCATGACGTGAAACTGTCTTTTAACATGGGCCAACTTGTTCCTGTTTGTTGTATGGAAGCTGTTCCCGGTGATTCCTTTAACATTTCAATGGAATCGCTTTTACGATTCGCACCTCTTACTGCGCCGGTGATGCATCGGTTCGATGTGACGTGTCATTATTTCTTTGTTCCTAACCGGCTTTTGTGGCCGGGATGGGAAGCTTATATTACTAATGGTGGTGACAATCCTGACCAAGCTGGAAACGTTCCGGCGTTTCCGTATATAACTTGGTCGCCGGGTACGTTCACTGCGTTGGAAAAAAAGTTGGGTAATTATCTTGGTTTACCGACGGATGCGTTGCTGCCGGGCACAAATTGGCCAAATGTTAATGCGCTGCCTTTTGCAGCTTATCAGAAAATATTTAATGAATATTATCGTGACCAGAATTTAAGAGATAAATATCAGGATGTTTGTGTTGATGGTGATAATAATTCTGCTGGTAGTGATTTCCTGAATATTCGCTATCGTGCGTGGGAACACGATTATTTTACCAGTGCTTTACCGTTTGCGCAAAAGGGTACACCCGTTACTATTCCTATTGCTGGATTCGAGGACGTTCCTATTAAATTAAATGCTGCAGCGCCACCGTCGGCGGCTGCATGGGATTCTGATACACCTACAGGTGAATCATTGGTTATGGACTTGGAAGTATCTTCTAATATTGCTATAGGCACAAATTATGGTTATGCAGATACGTCATCTCTCGATGCTCAAGCCGCAACAATTAATGACCTTCGGCGGGCATTTCGTTTACAGGAATGGCTTGAAAAAAACGCTCGTGGTGGAACTAGGTACATTGAAAATATATTATCACATTTCGGTGTTAGATCGTCCGATAAGAGACTTCAGCGGCCTGAATACATTACTGGTGTCAAATCACCGGTCGTGGTGTCTGAAGTACTTCAAACTTCGGAGTCCGCTACTACTCCACAAGGCAACATGGCCGGTCACGGTGTTGGGGTTACTTCTGGACGATACGGAAAATACTTCTGCGAGGAACACGGTTATGTGATTGGGATTTTGTCAGTGATGCCGAAAACTGCGTATCAGCAGGGTATTCCTAAGCATTTTCTTAAGACAACCGACTTCTTAGACTTTTATTGGCCGGAATTCGCTCACTTGGGCGAACAGGAAATATTAGGCAAAGAGATTTTTGCCTTTGAACCTACGAATTACGATGATGGTGTGTTTGGTTATATTCCCAGGTATTCGGAGTACAAGTTTATCAATAATCGTGTGGCCGGTGACTTTGAAACATCACTTAATAATTGGACGGCATCAAGGATATTTACGAATGCACCAAGTTTAAACAGTGCATTTGTAGAAAGTGATCCTACACATAGGATCTTTGCGGTTACTGACCCTGATGTTGACAAAATGTGGTGTCATGTACTTAACAAAGTCAGAGCTATTCGGCCGATGCCCAAATTTGGTACACCTTCATTCTGAAATT